TGGAGGACGGTGGGGTGATCGTTACATCCTTATTGCCGGTTACTGTCTTCAGCACCAGGGTGACTAGGTTAGTTAGGGAGCCGAATAATTTCATAGTATTATCCTATTTCTTTGATCAGTACCCGGAGGGTATTGGTTGGTGCTATGTTTCTGGTTAGGGTAACTGTGTTCACGTCTGTCCTTACCACTGTATCAGGGAACTCTGTCTCCCCTGTTACGCTGTCGTAAACCTCTACCATAACATCAGATGTTCCGAAGCTATGGGTCACTACCTTACTGGTTCCATCTGCTGTGATCCAGTCGGCTGCTGCCTTCCTTATTCCAACAGAAAGGGATAGATTTGTCAAGGTATTAGCGGAACCGGATATGGTTTTATTGGTCAGTGTCTGAGTGTCGGTCGTACCTACGAGGACCCCGGCTACCCCATGTGCAGTAGCTCCGGCGATGTGGGTATCTATCTGAGCGTGGGAGTTAGTCCCGATATCAGATAGGGCGGTATGTGATTTGGTGGTTAGATCTGCCAGGGAGCTACCTGCCTTCGAGATCTTACCCCAAGCGATGGCTGCACTGCCATTGACATCCCCGTCCACAATGGAGGTCGCAAGGTTGAGCTTGCTGTATGCTATGGCTGCGGAGGCATTGATATCACTATCGACAAGAGATGCCGCTAGGTTAAGCTTACTGTAGGCTATGGCGGCTGAGCTGTTCACCATGCTATTGGTGATCTTATCTGCCTTGATGGTCAAGCCGAGGGTACTGTCTGCCTCGATGTCCCCTACCGCCGTGGTGTCCACTGCGACAGAGTTACCGGATGGATTACCGATCCTTACATTGTCCTCTGGGAGGCTGTCCGTAGCTACGGTGGTCCAGGATAGATTCCCTGCCCCATCTGTCTTAAGGACTTGATTCAATGTACCAGAGGTATCAGGTAGTACCAGGTTGTACCCCGTGCTGAGGGTAGGTGTCTGGACTATGATATAGGTTCCTGGGTTACCTGCATCTTCCAGTCTAAGGTTACCTGATGTTTCGATATCTTGGGTACCGAAGTCAGGGGAGATCTTAGTCCCGGAGATAGCTGCTCCTGCCTTGATCTCATCATCGGCTATGTTCGTGATGGTGTTCAGGTCTGCGTTGATGATCTTATTAGTAGGCTGCTCAACCCCTGTGATGGTCATCAAGGTCCCAGTGGCTGGTACGCTAACCGTCCCGCCGGAGACACTGTTCAGGGTGATCTGCCCGCCACCTGTGGTCGTGAGGGAGGCGGCTAGGGTAAGGTTCCCACCCAGGATCACGCTACGGTCCATGTCCTCCAGGTCGAAGGAGAGAACATGCGGCGCTGTATTCGGGCTCCCGGCTAGGGAGGAATTATGCTGGAGCTTGAGGTAATAGGAGCTTGCGCTATCCAGCAGGTCAGCTGTCCCATGGAACTGCACGCTGGTGCTGAAGATATCCACCAGGGAGATCGTATGGGAATCAGATCCGAGGTTCACTGTCCCAGCTGTCCCAAACCCACCCCTACTCGGGGCATCGGGTTCTATGGTGATATCTGCTGCATTGGTGATATTCAGCTCTCCTGCACCACTGATGGTGAGGCTTGAGCCAATGCTGTCGATCTTCTCTAGATTGGAGATCGCAATGTCGGAGAGATCGGATGTTATTGCTAGTTTGAGGTTAGCTGTGTATCTGGATATGGCCATTCTTCTCTCCAAAGGGAATCCCCTCCGCCTAGAAGTACCAGGGGAGGGGAGCTAATTAAACCATATACTCTACATAGAACTTAACACGACCTGCTGTTGCGGGGGCTGTATTCAGATCCAGGTAAAGGTCAGAAGCAACCGGGAGCTTAATCCCTGCTGCTGCTCCGCTCAATGCCCGCTTCTGGATGCCGGCATCTGCGGTGAGGTCCATGGCCGTTACGAGATCCACACTTGTCCTAAGGTCTGCATCTGCATTCCCTGTGACCGCTGTGAGCTCTTCCGTCCATACGTCTGTTACGATCGCCCCTGCTGGGAGACGACCACCGAGGTTGACTGAGCCAACTGCACCGCCAGAGACGGAGAAGTCCCACTCAACTACCTGAACTTGCTTGGAGAGTGACAACACTGCTGCGTCTCTCTTGCTGATACCTGCGGCTAGTCTGCCAGCTGGTACTCTTGGGTCTTTCATATTTGTATTCCTAGGTAAAGGGGAAGAGCCCCAAGATGAATCCCAGCAGAGAGGAGGAATGCCGGGAGATACCTTGAGACTCTTCTTTTATTATGAGAAGTTAGTGATGACGCCGACTGAGGCAGCATGGCGACAGATCAGAACACCACGGGAGGTCAGGTACTGCTTCATGAGGTTCAAGTGGCTGTTGCCAGATGAGCTCAGGTAGAAGGACTGACCGTTGTTCACTGTTACCGGCTTCCAGTCGGAACCATGGTACTCGAATACCTTCTCGCCGCTCTTCTCTTCCGGCTTCACGTAAACGCGGGTGAGAGGGACGTACTCAGAGGTAACGACATCCATGCTGTCATCTTCGTGCTGGTATGTGAAGACTCGTACACCGCGTGTTGCGTCTTCGCGGGTATTGAACCGGCGATCCGTCTCACGGCTTTCGATGAACTTGCGTCGGCTCTCAGGAGCCATGCAGAGCTTCTTCCATGTGTAAGTTCCGCCGCCGACTGCGATCTTGACGTTATCCATGACTTCTTCGATGTGAGATACATCAAGGGGGTCACCAGATGCGTCGAGGCGTGTACCTGCGTTCGCGCCACTCATCAAGATACCGTGGATGGTTCGACCGTCGCCTGCTACCAAGCTCTCGAGTCCGGCCATTACTTCTGATGCTGTACCGTAGTCAGCGATCGATCCCACGTTCGGGATGGTTGGCTGGAGGCGGTAGAGGATGCTTCCGGCTGCGATGCCAGCGGCTGTCACGTCGAGGAGAGTGCCGTTTGCATCGCGTGCGCTCAAGAGCACCAGGCGGTTCTTACGGTTCTTTGTCTCAACTTGCCAATGGTCGAATGTACCAGCGGCTAGGGTTGGGGCAGTTCCAGCTGCACCGGCTGCTGTGTAGTGGCGGAGCTTATCGCCGAACTCGAAGAAGCCGATGTGGCCATCGAATGCTTCAGCTGCACTGACAGCGATCTGGACGCCGTTATTGGCACCGGATACGATTGGGAGGGTTGGGGTTGAGCCTGCTTCGACTGTACCGACTCGTCCGGTTCCATCGCCGTAGTAGTCAGCTGCCATTCGGCGCTTCGCTGCAGTCTGCTTGCTCTTGATCTCGACCATGAGTGGCTCTGCGTAGGCTGGGCCTTGCTTTGCTCGCTCGTAGAGGTTGTACTCGATCTCGATGGTTGTGTCACACTCTTTGGTGTAAGCAACGTACTCAGCTGAACGAACCTGCTGGCCGCTTGGGAAGGCGCTCTGTGTACCTGGGTTACGGTACTGTACAGCAGCCGCACCGAGGGTTGTTTGGTGGAGGAACTTGATCTCGCGTGGTGCGTGCTCCTTGGTCTTCGCCATGTTGACGGATTCCCAGTCACGGTAGTCCTGGGAGATCTGGAGGCGGATGCCCTTGGAGAAGTATGTTTGGATGAATTGACCTAGTTGGAGGTCTGTAATGTTCTGAAAAGCCATGATATAATTACCTTTTTAGTTTATCTCTTTCCCAGGAATGCCTGGAAAGCTTTATTGATATTCGATCCCGAGATCGCAGAGGCCATCTCTTCCCCTCGGGTATTGCTATTTCCCTTCTGTGCGGCCAGTGCTGCATGTGTCTGAGCCACCCGCTTCTGCTTATCAGAAGTCTTCTTGGCGATATTCTCAGAACCCATCTTCATAGCCTTGCGCCACTTAAGGGCCACGTTTCTCATCTCTTTCTCGATGATCTCTGGTGTGATCTCGGCATCATCTCCATACTGGGAGAGTCTATCCAAGCTCCGCTGCCATAGAACCTCGTCGAACTCTTGCTCAAAGTCTGCGTCCCCGTGCTTACCTGCTAGTCGGTACTTGTCGAAAGCTGGGCTAATCATCCCCATGAGTCGGCTTTGATCTGCCTGCTCACGCTCCTTAGAGCTGCTCTCCAACATCTTCTTAGCATTCTGCTCGTGTAGCTGCGCTTGCTTCTCCGTCTGCGCTAGTCGATCTTCTAACTCGAAGACCCTCAGTTGCTCTGGGCTTGCACCTTCTCGGATACGTGCCTTCTCGATTCTCTCTGCAACCAGCTTATTGAAGCCGTCGGAATCATTCAATAGTTGATTCACAACGCCTTCCACTCCATGTTCTGCGTAGAGTGTATTCAGCTTGTTCCATGCCCCCAGTACGGGTTCCACCTCTGTCTTGTACTGGGTCAGTGATTCGATCGCTCGGTCCTTGTCAGCTTGCCATTTCCTTGCACCTGTAGCTAACTTAACAAACTTCTTGATCTGGTCCTTGTCATTGTAGTCTAGGGTGATCTTCTTCTTTCGACCCTTGCTATCCATGACCTCTATCGTCTCTGTGGTTCCCTGGGCTGCTTGCTCCTCTGTATCCTCTGAAGTTTCCTCCATCGAATCATCGGTTTCTACTGGGGCTTCATCGTTCAGATCTGTTTCGACCTGATCCGTCTCTGGAAGGGAGTTATCCTGTCCCAGAACCTCGCCCCATACATCGTCTGCAAGTGCATTTTCCTTTGGTACCATAGTATCTTTCCTCTTAAGTGTGCCGCCCTATGAAGGGTAGGCAGATGGTGGTTAACTCACCCTACCATAGGCGTAGGGTTATGTCAAGTATAATATTATTCAGCAGGTGGATTCAGCGGGGTGGCTGGTCCAGGTAGAGCCGGGAGCCCCTCCGGCGGTGCTGGTGGTTGCCCTGGTCCTGCTCCCTGGTTGCCTGCTGTATCGGTTGCCATCAGCTGCTCCCTCTCCTTCACATGACGGAGGATGCGCGCCTGGGCCTTCTCTGGTAGATATTTGAATTCACTGGACATAAGATACTCGTAGGCAAAGGCCAGCATGTTCTTATGATCCATCATGGGCTTAGGGGGGAGGTAGAGCTCCCGTGCAATCATCTCATCGAAGAGCTCCATCTGCCTTCTCTTAGACTGGGTAACTGCATCATAGAGTCCCTCCAGTTCATTGAGCTTCAGCATCTCCATGATGGTCCGATTCTGCACCCCTGCCTTCTCGAAGAGGGGCATCATCTGGAGGATCTCCTGTCGACGTGTCGTGGGGTCCAGGGATAGGCTCTGGCCATACTCGATAATCAGATCGAATCCGCCATTGATATCAGCTCCCTTGACCTCTGCTGTATCAAAGCTGTTCTCCTTGCCCAGGACGCTGACCGTTCGGGGTAGATCCCAGTGCTTCCTTATGAGATTCAAGTATTTACGATAGAGGGACTCCACCGCTAGGACATACTTATTGAATACCCTGCGGCGTATCATGTTCCCCTGGGTGGTTGCATACTGCATGGAGTACCCTGAGGTCTCCCTGCTCTGCTGCCCGAACATGCTCTCATTGACCCCTGCCATGTCATCTATCCCCTGCTTGACCCGATCCCGTAGTTGATAGGTCAGGGCGGGGAGAGGTAGGGCCTCCATGAAGTTGGGTGGGATGGCTCCTGTATACTTGATGATGTCGTATGGGGAGTTGGTTACGGAGTCATCTGCTAGATCTGTACCCTCTGGTACAAGGAGGCGGGGTATGCCATGGGCCTTGAAGGTATCTAGTACAGTGCTATCGATACGATTCAAGATGTCCTGGAGAGGGGCCTGGTATTTCAAGGTGCTGATCCCCCATGGGGTATTCGGCATGTCCACATCGCTGAAGAATATGAAGGGAAGCTCGGCCACCGGGGGACGCATCGGGGCTTCATCCTCTATATCCTGGTCGTAGTGGTCCACAGGTGCCTGGAATCTATTGGGATTTGTACGAGGGTCATCAATGATCTCCCCATCTCGGCTTATCACTGCATACCGCCCCTGCATCCCGTTGACAGGGAGACCCTTCTCCCAGAACTCGAACACTTCCAGGGTATCCTTCCCCTCGTTCTCCTGTCTCATGGACTTATCTGCGCTGGTCTTGTGGAGCTTCTTGAGTAGTTCCTCTTTCTCCGGCCAACGGAAGACAGCTTCCTCGAAGGGGAGCTCATGCCGGTGGAATACCCAGCGAACCTCCTCCCAGGTCTTGGCATCCGGGTCCAGGAACATGTCATGGGGACGGACAGGTTGGAAGTCAATGTCCCCTTCCATGAGAAGGTCGCCTGTGCTCTCGTCGAAGGAGGTGATCTCCCCCATATGAGGGTTCCAGAAGACCTTCAGGAAGGATGTACCGTATAGGAGTCCTAGATAGGTGAAGCGATCCTGGTGCTCTAGGAGCTTATAGTGACGTAGTGCGTATCGATTGAGACGATCCGCTGCATCTGCCTTCCTGCGGTCCTCTTGGTCACTACTGGTAGGACGCGCTAGGACAGAGGGAGGGTTAGCACTGAGTTGACTATGGGTGAACCTTAGATTCTTCCAGGCATAGTTAACGTTCATGTCGGTGATCTCAGGCTCATCATCCATACCGATGATGCTGTTCATCTCATCAGTAGAACTCCCAACCCCCTCATCCTCGTCCCTGTTGTAGACGATCCGCTCACTGAATTTCCAGTGCTCCTCAATGGACTTCCGGTCCTCCATGGAGCGGCGGAGTCTCTTCTTAAGTTCTGCTTTGGCCTTCTCAGGTGACCAGACTACTACTTTCATATGTATCCTCAGTAGAAGATTCGGGTGTATTCTTCACCAGTTATATCCAGATCATCATTATGTATCGCGTATTTCTCGATCACCGGCTGCATTCTCTTCAAGAGGTTCTTTGCTAGCTGCTTGTCATTATCCTTCAGTTGATGGAATAATGCAACTAACATCTTATAAGCCTTACGGTTCTCGGGTCCTCCACAATCCACCTCCTCTATGAGCCGGTCTACCTTCTCCGATATGGAGGGGCCTTCACGGCGTCTCGGGGGAGGGGGAGGGGTTTGGGCCATGATCTCTATCGTGATGTTCGTCTGAGAAGACGGATGGTTCCCCTCAGCATGGCTTCGTTTCGCTTCCGCTCGTTTCTTATCCCCAGCCAGACAAGCGCCTGGACGGGGAATATTAGGAATAGATATAGACATACTACCTCCATCGTGCTCCCTTTCGGAACAGCTGTTTCAATTGATCCTTGCCTTTCCTCTCCTGTATCTTCTCAAACTCCATGCGTATGCGTATCTCCTGTGGTAGGGGGGCAGCTGGGGCTGGCTTGGCCTTGGGAAGGGAATCCACGGCGTACCTGGTGGAGTCCAGTAGATGATACTTGGTGCTGTTGACTATCTTGCCATCCCCTGAGGTGCTCCAGCTGCATCCATTGATCTCTCGGATGAAGTCCGTGCATTCGGAGGAGACATAGAACTGCTTACCCATCTTCTGCTGCATCCCTTTTATCATGTCGATGCGGCGGTTGTTCTTATCGTATGGGATGGTATATGAGTAGTTCTGCTTACTTGCTTCTGCAATGTACCAGGAGGAGGCACTATCGGCTATCCTCTTGGTGATATTATGCAGGGACAAGGGGCGCTCTATCTCCATCACTAGATCCGAGGGTACCACATTGTTGACGTAATAGGAACGTACCAGGTACCACATGTTCGTTATAGGGTGCATTGCCAGGAGAGATACCCCGGTGGTGCCTGCACTAGCTGGGTCTACTGATAGTATATGGGCCCATCTTCGGTCATAGCCCTCGGGTTCCCTGCAGTGGGTCTCTGGGTCGAAGTGGAATACCAGGTCATCTCCACCGTGCCAGTCCCCATAGAGCATGGTTCTCTTCATGGCCTTGGGCAATCCCTCCATAGAGGATAGAATAGCCTTCTTCCTTTCCTCTGTTAGGATCGGATTATCGAACATGGAGATTCTGTATCGTTTGGAGTAGTCCCCATCAGCGGCCTCTACCATGCTCTTCACTTCCTCAGACTTCACCGTGGGTGTGAAGGTGGCCAGGAAGCGTCCATCTCGGCTCTGGACCCTGCGCTGGAGTTCAGCAACCAGGCGGGCGGAGGTTGGCATCTCATCCAACCATACGAAATCAGCTACATATCCCTGGATACGCTGCCTTGCTGGCTCATCTGCATCATGGGATGCGAAGATGATTGTATTACCATTCTCCTTATTTACTACCTTCTGTAATACCTGTCCTGCAATGTATGGCTTATACTCGCAGTGGAGCAATGGCTTGATCTTACGGTCCCATAGTTCCGTCTCCACCATCTTCATGGAGTTACCCATGACGATCAGTAGGAGAGGGTCATGGTTCCTAGGGTGGTACTTTGGGTGAGATCCCTGGAACAACCAGGCTACCTCACGTGCTCCTAGGGAAGATTTTCCACTCTGGTTACCAGCGATCACCCAGCGGAAGCGGATAGTGTTTATATCATTGAGGATTTCTTCCTGGGCGGCGATGGGACGACTGGCCGGATCAGACGCAGAGAAGCACTCATCTAGCGCCAGGGCGTACTTACGCCGTAGGGCTGAGGCTAGGAGCTTCTTCTCCTGGTCTAGGTCTTTCATTACTGCCCCTGGACGATACTTACCTTGGAGATGGTGGCAGCTGTACCCCCGTTAGCAACAACCCGGACCAGTGGCTTCATAGGTAGTACTGCGAAGTCTTGCTCTAGGTTGATACGGATCACATGCTCAACTGCACCCAGGGCTGACCCTGTCTTGACAGTGGACCAAGAGGAACCGTCTGTGCTCTCCTCTACCCGAATGGTGGTTGTGCCTGTGATGGCTGTGATATTCACGGCCACCAGTAGCTGCATTGCACCGGAGGTGGTCAGGGCCACTGGCTTACTGATTGCTTGGTTGGTCAGGGTGGCGTAGGTTGCTTCCCCTGGATCTCCGTCCTTGCTTCGTACCCATGCGTTAGTCATGTCGTCTGTTCCTTATATACTTGAGCTATGGCCTTCACCATGCCAAATGGGGTTATTGTATCCGGGAGATCCTCCCCGACTATTATCTCAGCAAACTCTGTACAAAGATACTTGTTTTTATCGTTCCATGGGTTTGTGGACGGGATTCTCCTATTTACGAGACGCAAAAGTAGCACCCTCCAGGCGAACCAAAGGAAGGCAGCGACATCATACTTCTTATCGGAGTACCTCCTCCACACTTCTTCCACTGGATTAGTCGCTGTCTTGACGGCCACGAGGAAGACAAC